CAAAATCTCTACATCCTGCGGCGCTGATAGTTGACCACATTGATCTCTCTGGCTGGTACAAATGTCCGGATGTCACAATCAATGGATTGGTGAACAAACTTTCTGGAGCAGATGAACAACTCTGGCACATAAGGGTTTCACTCGGTACATGGTGACATTGACAAGGCCCGTACATAGTCCTCTGTCTAACCTCATCGAGATCCCCCATAATATTGAGCTGAGCCAAATTGAATTGTGTTCCATTTTCACTCTTCCACAACAAGAACGACGATCTCCAATCCTCCATTCGGAACGCGTCTGTGGCCTCAAAAGCCCTAAGCCAGAATCTGCCTGGGTTAATGACACCTTCGTAATCTGGTGGTTCCCCATGGCTCCAGGCTTCACCAAATTGGCTCAACCGATTCTGGTCGTCAGCAACCAAAATTTTGCTCACTAAGGTTTTCCAACCCATCCAAACGAGGGCACCACATCCCGCAATGAGCAGGGGCCAGGGGACCATCCCAGGGGGAGCTGGTATCAAAGACGCAGTGGCATTGTAGGTCAAATGACCCACAACTGTGGCAGGGATAGCAGCCCATCCAAAAGTCCAGTAAGCTACGCTTGTCGCCAAGTGCATGGCCCCCGTCAACAAATAGGATAATGGTCTTCCTTCAGAAGCAGCCTTGACCATCTCGACCCCAGCCAATGCCAAGGTACCGACAGGGCCTGTTGTGCATTTCCACAGCTCCTCGACAACCACACCAATGGTGCTTAGGCTTGGAGGTCCCATCACCCGAAGGGCCACGACAAACCCCAAACCCACAGCACAGCCTAGGCTTAGTGCCAAACCTGTCTTAGCCCAACCAGGGAGCCCTAATGGCTTCCCAGAGCTCACACTCATCCGCATATCTTGGGTGGTGTGCCAAAGTCGGGACACGAAGTTGCTCTGATACCATAATTTGTTGTCATCGGCAATTCCCTTCGCAACAGCTTCCACAAAATGGGCGTCAGATCTGCGTGCACACGCGTGCACACATGTATTCCAAACGAGAACTTCCAAAAGGCCCGGATAACGATGGGT